GGACTGGTTTTGTATGAAAAGAAATTTTACTTTGTCAGAAGTTGACACAGCGGTTGGTGCAGTGTCGTCATCGACAGCAGTATAATCTAGAAAGTAACCAGCAATGAGATCTGTGCTGGTAGCTGTGCAAGCGGTGAGTTTATAGTACCACTTATCATTTGCATCATCAGGAGAAAAGGTCATTGTTCCTGTGAGCGTTTTTGCTATCTCATCGGGGAGGAGAGTAGCGGTTACCGAAACGGTTACGTCATCAGCCATTGGTAGTGTCCTTTATTGTTGGTTTTTTGAAACGTTGAGCGCAGCGGCTTGAACCCTTGCCCTCTGGTCAGCCGCTTTGATCTGCGCATCAAGGATCGCTTTCTCAGCAGCCAGTTCTCTATCTAAATCTTGGTCTTGGATTTCAGCCTGTAGTTCAGCCTGTTTCAAAGCAACGTCAGCTTGTGCCTTGAAGGACTTCGTGTCGGCTTCCTGTTTGTCTATTGCAAGTTTTTGCATGGCAAGTTGAACTTGTGGATTTTGCGCCATTTGAGCGTTTTGTTGTGCTTGCTGTATTGCAGCAGCTTGCTGCGCCAGTTGTTGCGCCGCCATAGCTTGCATACGGGCAACCTCATTTTCTATCTGAGGAGCAAGTTCTGCATATTCACCTGGTTCGGCTGGTTTCAACGGATTGTAATCGGGAGCAGGTGGCAACCGTTGTTGCATTGCTGCTTCGATTTGCTGGCGATAACTATGAGCCATGTGTTCTGCAATGTGGGCATTCACAAGCGGCGCAAGTCTGGAAAAGGTAGCCTTGTCATTTTGCATGGACATCAGAAAGGTCTGATGCACTGCAATGTGAGACTGATGATCCTGATCGGCAAAAGCTTTTGCAGCTTTGCCATGCAGAAATGAAAAGTTCTCAGTTGCTGGATCTGCCCTTTCTGGGCCACGATCATCCAGTAGAACATCATCAATGTCTTCAGTACCAAGGGTGACATGCATTCTGCGAAGCGCTGTTCTCAGATCATGCTGCTGCGGAAACTGCTGCGCTATCTGTAACTGCGCTTGCGCTCTCATAACTCTTTGAGATTCGGAAATTATTGACGGATCGGCCACGGGTAAAATGTCAATAGTGCCGTCGTAGTCGCTTTCCCGTATCTCACCGGAACCGGAATTATATGCAGTAAAGTCACCAAATTCAGCGTTTAATCGTGCAAATATTCGGAGTTCCGCTTTTTGAGCGCGGTATAGTCTGCGGTGTATTGCAGACATTAATCTTTGACCAGCTTCCATTAACGCAACCACAGAACCAACGGGGGCTTCTGCATTGTTGGCATCGCCCACCTGCATGTCAGTGCTGGCTGCTAATCTGCGTCCATTATCCGTTACTGTGCCTAGAAGCATGAGGAGTGTTTGGGATGGTTCTTTGGTGGGCAGGGGAATGATACTCTTGCGGATATCATCACCCACACCTTCGACAGAGCGGAACTCTCCAAAGCTGACCGGTTGATCACCGGCAAGTCTCATGCCTCTAGCTTTGAAACCTCCAGGGAGGTTTGCGTATTGTCCTGCGTCTACAAGAGCGCGAAGAATAGCTGTTGCTGTTTTCTGTAAATTGCCCAGCACATGGATAAATCCAAGTCCATAAAAACCAAGGCCAGGCAGAAACTTGTAGGTTGTGAACCATGACAGTTTACGATGCAGGTCATCGCCTTCAGAAAAGTTCCTTCGTATAGATAGGATCTGATTGGAAGCATCGTGTATTGTCACAATATATGGCAGCGCTATACCGGTGGGTTCGCCGGTTTCCATATCAAGATGTTCAAAACCAGGAAGGTTTAAATCGACATGCATTTCAAGAACGCGATGCCGATCACCTTCCGCGCTATAATATGTAATCCCGGTTATCTCATTTTCTTTTTCAGTAACGATGCCGCGATCTTGCGTAGACGGGCTACCAAGTTCGACATCACGATAGATACCCGCGTAAATGTTTTTACGAATATCATTTTCAGCCATATGCAGGATGTGCGTATAGCGTGAAGCAGTGAGGAGATCTGTGCTTTCATTGTCGATAATAAAATCCTGTGCTTTGACAAAACGGGAGGTGACGCGACCCATTGTTTGGTCGTAGTAGGTTTTCTTGAAGGCGATTCCTGTGAGGGGTAGAGCAAATAGTAAACGATCCATGTCATCGAAGTATTCCTCACATTCTTCGGTAAGCTGATAGTTGAGATGTCTTTGAACTCTTTGAGCCTGTTTCAGTAATTCTTCGGTAACGTCACCGACAATCTTGGTCTTCACTGGGCCATCGGGTGGGCAGAGTTCACCCACTGATCGGGCTTGAAATTGTAGACAGGCTTCAAGCAGCAATGGATGTGATGCGCCACACGCACCTTCAAAGGGTTCGGTTACTTCTTCCAGCTTCACGCCAAGAAGATCCATCCCTTCAACAAGGGTTTCTTCCCATTCACTCCGTGATTGACGATCCTGATGATAGGTGTCGATCAGGGCCATTGCTAAATCTGTGAGGTCTTCCTCATCCAGCACCTCGGCAATGTTTGCGTCATGTGGAATAAGCGCTTCGGACTCTTGCATTTCAGCAATACCGATGGTTGTTTCACCGGTATCCGAATCGGTTTCAACTACGATTTCTGTAACAATATCGTCAGTATATTCCTCATCACCAGATGGCAGGGGATTTAATGCACGTTCAACAGCCATCGAGGACTCCAATGTATCGCATAATTATAACAAGGGTTGCTTTGCGATACAATGGGTGGAGATTAGCACAAAAACGTGCAATTACCAATAGTACCGTTTCTTCGGTTTGTATTCCGGTTCTTCTTCAATCTCTTCTAAATAATGAAGGAAATAGCCGGTTTTCAGCCGTATAATGGCCTGTGTGAATGCGTCCACCATGTCTTTTCTGCGACCATTGGGGAAGCTGCTGCACTGGTTGAGAAAGTCATCAGCCCAGTATTTACCCTTGGGCAGATAGATCTGACCACTTTCCACCATCGGCGCTACGCTGTGCGCTCTTGCAACTTTATCTCTATCAGGCGTGTAGTCGGTAACAGGTATTCCACTGCGCCGCAGATCCTGCAATAACGACTGACCGGATGCTTTCTTCTCAATCAACACAGTATCCGGTTGCCACTTTTTATATAGGTCTATGGCTTTCTCGCGAAGTTCTGGATATTCCAGCCTTTCATTGAGACAGGAAAGTAATATCGTGCAGGGTTTGCCATCCTGTTCAAATACACCCCATGTTTGCACGGCAGTATAATCTGCGCTGCTGCTACTGGAAAAAGCGGTGTCATAACTTTGCAGTATGAAGTCACATTCTGGCGGTTCGGGATCATCCCACCATTTCCACCAGAAGCGTTTAAATATGTTACCGTCTTCCGCGCTAGGAGATTGCTGAAAAAGCGCTGCCCATTCGCGTGAACCGACAGTCTGTTTTATTTCCATCAGGCGATCTACCGGAAACTGCGCAGACCAGAGCGCTTCACCTTCTTCCCGCCCTAACTGATCTTCATCGCCAGCTATCGCCGGTAGATTAATAACTTCCCACGGTTCATGTGTTGCTTCATCCAGCACAAAGCCAAGAAGATCCGCTTCATGCCAGCGTGTGCCAACGATGACAATACGACCCCCAGGCATAAGCCTAGTATAAGCAACTGACTTATACCAATCAGTAACAGTGCGGCGAATAGCTGTACTATCTGCATCTTCTCTCCCTTTAATAATGTCATCAACAATAAGCAGATGCGCTCCACGACCAGTAATTGCGCCACCGGCTCCCACTGCGAAATATGTTCCAAGTTTATTTGTTCCAAAGCGTCTGGCTGACTGGGAAGTGTCATCGAGTTGCACTTGTGGAAATACCTGCGAGAAGCGTTCATCGCGCATGGTGTTGCGAACCTTGCGTCCAAAGTCATCAGCCAGTTCTTGTGCATATGTAGAAAAAATAACGTATTTATCTGGGTTGCGTCCCAGAAACCAGGAGGGGAAGAAGTTACTGGCAAGTTCCGACTTGCCGTGACGAGGGGGCATGGATATAGCAAGGCGTGTGATTTCGCCGCGTTCTACTGCTT